CATATTAGAGTATTCACCAACAAAAGATGCTTTTATACAGCAAATAGGTAATCACAATGTTGCAACACTTGAAGAAATGGCTAGTTTGCATTTATATGACTTTGGTATATTTTTAGAGTTAACTCCTGATGACGAAGAAAAAGCAATGTTAGAGCAAAACATACAAATGGCAATACAACAACAGCTTATAGAGTTGACTGACGCTATTGATCTTAGAGAAATAAAAAACATAAAGCTTGCTAATCAGTTGCTAAAAATACGTAGAAAAAGAAAGCTAGAAAGAGACCAGCAAATGCAACAACAAAACATCCAAGCTCAGTCTCAAGCAAACATACAAGCACAGCAAGCATCTGCTCAAATGGAGTTGCAAAAACAACAAGCGCTTAGCCAGTCTCAAGCGCAGTTAGAACAAGTAAAAGCACAGCTTAACCAACAAAAACAAGCTCAAGAAGTAATGTACAAAAAAGAGTTGATGCAGTTAGAGTTTCAGATGAACATGCAGCTTAAATCTATGGAGGTAGAAGCTACAAAAACAAAAGAAACACAAAAAGAAGATCGTAAAGACGAAAGAACAAGAATACAAGCTACTCAACAAAGTGAACTTATAGACCAAAGAAAAAGTGAAAAAGCACCTAAAAACTTTGAGTCTGCAGGTAATGATTCTTTAGGAGGCTTTGACTTAGGTTCTTTTGATCCTAGGTAAAAATTATTAATTTATATTATATTATATTATGGAAGAAAACGTAGAAAACGTAGTTGAACAAACTACACCTGAAACTGTAGAAACAGTTAAAGAAACAAAATTTGATAGCGCTGATAATGACAGTGTTATTAAGGTAGACTTAAGTAAACCACCAAAACCAAAAGAAGAAATAAAAAATGAAACCAAAGAAACAACAGAAGTTGCGGAAGATAACTCTGACAACAAGAGAGTGGCTGGAGTCGATGAAGATGCCGCTACCACAGAAAAACAAGAAGAAGTACAACCGGAAAAACAAACACAAGAAGCCCCAGTATTAGAAGAGGTAACTGAGGAAGAAATTAAAGACGAGGCCGAGGTATTAGCTGAAGATATTATTGATGCTGCTATAGAAAAACAAGAAGACGGCAAGCCTTTACCTGAGAATTTACAAAAAGTTGTAGATTTTATGGAAGAAACTGGTGGTACATTAGAAGATTACGTAAGACTTAATCAAGATTTTTCTAACTACGATGATATAACAGTACTTAGAGAGTACTATAGACAAACAAAATCACATTTAAATAGTGATGAAATTAATTTTTTAATAGAAGATTCATTTTCATATAATGAAGAAGAAGATGAAGCAAGAGAAATTAAAAAAAGAAAAATAGCGCTTAAAGAGCAAGTTGCCAGCGCTAAAAGCCACTTAGACGGGCAAAAGTCTAAATACTATGAAGAAGTTAAAGCTGGTTCTAGGTTAACTACCGAACAACAAAAAGCTATAAACTTTTTTGATAGATATAACAAGGAGTCAGAAGAAACTCAAAAAATGGCAAAAAAACAAACTGATAATTTTTTAACTAAAACTAATCAAGTTTTTAACGACAAGTTCAAAGGTTTTGAATATAACGTCGGTGAAAAAAAATATAGGTTTAATGTGAAAAATGCTGGAGAGGTAAAAAATAGTCAAAGCGATATTAATAATTTCGTCAAAAAGTTTTTGAACGATAAAAATGAAATGTCAGATGCTAAAGGTTATCATAAATCTCTATATACAGCTATGAACGCTGATGCTGTTGCTAATCACTTTTACGAACAAGGTAAGGCAGATGCTATTAAAGATAGTGTTGCTAAAGCCAAAAATGTAAGCATGGATCCTAGACAGTCGTTTTCAAACGACAATACTAGCGGGCCAAAAGTAAGAGTGCTTAACGATGATTCTCCTAACTTTAAGTTTAAAATTAAAAACAAATAAATTATAAATTTAAAAAAACAAAATTATGGCAATTACTGCAGGAGGTAATTTGAATAGTGTGGCTGCATCAGTGCAACAAACACTAGCTACAAATTACATCGATTTTACAAGCACAACCACTGCTGGTTGGGCACAACAATATTTACCAGATCTTATGGAAAAAGAAGCTGAGGTTTTTGGACAAAGAACAATCTCAGGATTTCTTGCACAAGTAGGAGCTGAAGAGGCTATGACAGCTGACCAAGTTGTTTGGTCTGAGCAGTCAAGACTACATTTATCATACATTGGAACAGTAGACGCTGATGGTGATGTTAATGGTACTTTTACAGTTACTACTGACATAGATGGTAATGCACTAACTACTAATCACGGTATTAGAGTAAATGATATAGTATTAATAGCACAAGCTGGTGTTGTGGTTAAAGCACTATGTGTTGAAACTCCAAACTCAGCTGTTGTTTCAGTTGAGCCTTATGCTACAGCTGCTTTATCAACTTTATCTGATGGCGCTGCTACTTTACTAGTTATTGGTTCTGAATACGGAAAAGGACAATCTTATTCTGATGTTACTGGTACTTTTAATTCTGAAAGAAGAACAGCTTTAACACCACAATTTAAATCTTTTACTAACAAGCCAATCATCATGAAAGATTACTACGAGATTTCTGGATCTGATGCTTCGCAAGTTGGTTGGGTAGAAATATCTGGTGAAGAAGGACAAAACGGTTACTTATGGTACTTAAAAGCTGAAGGTGATACTAGAGCTAGATTTACTGATTACTTAGAAATGGCTATGCTAGAATCTGAGTTATCAGATGATCTTTCTGCTATCGGTTTTGCTGATAAGCAAATTAGAGGTACTGCTGATTCTGGTGCAAGTGGATCTGGTACTGAAGGTTTATTCGCTGCTATTGAGTCTAGAGGTAATGTTACTTCTGGTATTACTGGTGTTAATGCTGCTACTGATTTAGCTGAATTTGATGCTATCTTAGCAGAATTTGATAAGCAAGGTGCTATTGAAGAAAACATGATGTTTGTAAATAGAGCTACGTCTCTTGCAATGGATGACATGCTTGCTTCAATGAATTCTTACGGTGCTGGTGGTACTTCTTACGGAGTATTCAACAACTCTGAAGATATGGCATTAAACTTAGGTTTCTCTGGTTTCAGACGTGGATCTTACGATTTCTACAAGTCAGACATGAGATACTTAAATGACAAAGCTACAAGAGGTGGTATTAATGACAGAGCAGGTAGCGCAGCTATCCGTGGGGTTATTATTCCAGCTGGAGTATCTTCTGTTTACGATCAAGCTTTAGGAAAGAACTTAAAAAGACCTTTCTTACATGTTAGATATAGAGCTTCACAAACTGACGACCGAAGAATGAAATCTTGGGTTACTGGTTCTGTTGGAGCAACTACATCTGCGCTTGACGCAATGCAGATACACATGCTAACTGAAAGATGTTTAATTACACAAGGTGCTAACAATTTCATGTTAATGAAATAAGCACATTTATTTAAAGAACCGGGGCTTCGGCCTCGGTCCTTTTATTTTTATTAATTTATATTATATTATATTATGGCAAAAAAAACACAAAAAGCTTACGCGGGAGATCCTGGAGATGAGCATGTAGAAAAAGTAACACCGGTTGTAGAAGCTACTAAAACTGTAGAACAACCAAAAAGAAAAAGATTAGAACCAACCTATAAAACACTAGATGACGGTTGGGAAATTAAAGATAGAATATATAGATTAAAAGGTAATAAAAAACCTTTATCAAGATCTATTAGGTCTGCAAACATACACTGGTTTGATGAGGACAAAGGCTATGAAAGAGAACTTAAGTATTGTCAAAATCAAAAAACAGTATTTGTAGATGAAATGAAAGGTGATCAGAGATTAGAGCACGTGATTTTTAGAAACGGTATTTTAATAGTTGAAAGAGAAAAAACAATTTTACAAAAATTGCTTTCTCTATATCACCCTGACAAAGAAGCATTGTTTTACGAAGAAAAACCAGTTGCAGATGCAATAGATGAAATTACTTGGTTAGAAATGGAAATAGAAGCATTGAACGCTGCTAAAAATATTGACATAGATATAGCAGAAGCTATTATGCGCGTTGAGGTAGGTTCTAAGGTGTCAGACATGAGTTCTAAGGAACTTAAAAGAGATTTACTATTATACGCTAAGAAAAATCCTCAACTATTCTTAGAATTAGTAAATGATGAAAATGTTGTTCTTAGAAACTTTGGTATTAAAGCAACAGAAGTTGGTATATTAAAATTATCTTCAGATCAAAGAACTTTCACATGGGGTTCTAATAATAGAAAACTAATGAATGTACCATTTGATGAGCACCCATACTCAGCCTTAGCCGCTTGGTTTAAAACTGACGAAGGTATGGAGATCTATACAAATATAGAAAAGCAATTAAAGTAATCAAACTGTAGGAGCGGTCGCTCTACGGGGCGACTGCAAACTACTAAAAATTAAATATGAAATCACAAGGACTAGGAGATACAGTAGAAAAATTCACAACAGCAACTGGCATAAAATCATTTACACAATATTTAAACAAGCAAGGAGTGCTTGGAAAAAAAGGTTGCAATTGTAACAAAAGAAAAGATGCGCTTAATAAAGCGTTTCCTTATAAAAAATAATAAACATGATAAGTATAGACACTATATATCAAAGAGTATTAGCAGCTGCAAATAAAGAACAAAGAGGATATGTAACGCCTCAAGAGTTTAACTTATTTGCTAACCAAGCTCAGATGGATATTTTTGAGCAATATTTTTATGACTTAAACCAGTTTGATAGATTACCTGATAACAATACAGAGTTTTCTAATATAACAAATTTACTTGATGAAAAAATAAGTGTTTTTAAACAAGTTAAAACTTTAACAGGTAGTGGTAGTGGAGAATTTATTCTACCAGCACCTACAGGTGTAGACGATTTTTATAGACTTGGTACTGTTATGTATAATTCAAAATACCCTGTAGAAGAAATAGAACATGAAGAGCTTTATAGAATTCAATTAAGCCCTTTGTCAGCACCATCACAAACACAACCAGTATATATTAGGAAAAAAAATGCTGTAGGACAACAAGTTGTACAAGTTTTTCCAAACGTTTCAAGTGGTGTTACTGTGACACAAATACACAAACCAAACAAAGTCAACTGGGGTTATGTTGTTATTGATGGCAAAGCATTATACAATGCTACAGCAGCTGTAAACTTTGAGCTACACGCTTCAGAAGAAAAAGAACTTGTTAATAAAATATTATTACTAGCGGGTATAATGTTAAAAGATAGTGGGCTTTATGGTTCAGTGGCTCAAGAAGATCAAAAAAATATTCAACAAGAAAAATCATAATAAATGGGATTACTAAATCAATCAGCAAGAAGTTATTACGAGGGTAGTGACGGTATTCAAAATAGTGGAGATGAATCTTATGGAGATTATCAATTCACATCTTTAGAGAATATAATAAATCAATTTATAATTGCTTATGTTGGTGAAGACAAGTTAATACCTAAAATTAAAAAAACAGACGTTTCTTTCCATGCTAAGCGTGCTTTACAAGAATTAAGTTTTGATACTTTTAAGTCTTGCAAGTCGTTAGAGCTTGAGGTTTCAAATACATTAAGTTTACCTTTACCACAAGACTATGTTAATTATGTTAAAGTTTCTTGGGTTGATAGTAGTGGTATAACACGTATACTATTTCCCGCATCTAAAACATCTAATCCAAAAGCATTTCAACAAAACAGTGATGGTAGTTTAAAGTTTGAAAACAACTCTTACCAAGCAACATCAGCTGACCCTTTTGAAGAATACGGTGTTACAAAGTCTGGTAAAACATCTGCATTTGACGGTGATGGTTTAATAAAATCAGATAATCCCTTAGAACAATATGAAAAAGAAATAAGAGTTAGTTTTGATACAGATGGTACCGGTAATTTAAAGTATAGTCCAACTATTTTTGCAGGAAATTCGAATGAAAGAGTTAGTCACGGTATGTTTATTCAACTACGAGAAAGCCACGACATAGCTGTTGGCATGAGCGTTATTGGTCCTGGAATACCTAACGGCACAACAATACATTCTGTAAATACTATAGCTGGTAGTCTTGCTTTTCCTTACAATGTAACGTTGTCAACTCCAGAATATGAGCAATGGCTCTTAGGCGGTCAGGTTGGTGCAAACACTTACGCTCCAAGTATAACTGCATCACAACTTTTATTTGACAACGAAGAGCTTATATTTGTAGATCTTAATAAAAAATCAAACACAAAAACAAACTATAAATCAGCGGCAACTATAGAAGATACTGTAGATGGTTACGACTATAGCACAGATGTTTATGATCTTAACGTAGGAAGACGTTATGGTTTAGACCCACAACATGCACAAGTAAATGGTTCTTATTATATTGATTGTATGGCTGGAATAATTAATTTTAGCTCTAACATTTCAGGAAAAACTGTAATCATAGAATATATAAGCGATAGTCTTGGTACAGACGAAGAAATGAAAGTTCATAAGTTTGCAGAAGAATCTATGTACAAGTGTATAGCATACGCGATACTTTCAACAAGAGCTAACGTTCAAGAGTATATAGTACAAAGATTTAAAAGAGATCGTTTTGCCTCAATTAGAACAGCAAAATTAAGACTATCAAATTTAAAATTAGAAGAATTAACTCAAATACTTAGAGGTAAATCTAAACAAATAAAACACTAGTATATGCCTGAGATTAAAAATACTTTCACGTCAGGAAAAATGAACAAAGATCTTGACGAGAGATTAGTGCGTAATAATGAATATAGAGATGCTGTTAATATACAGGTTTCTAATTCAGATGGTTCTAACGTTGGTGTTGTTGAAAATGTGCTAGGAAATAATCAACCTTCTTTTAATTATAATCTGGCAAATCAACATGGAAGCAGGTGTGTTGGAACAATTGCAGATGAGTCAAAAGATGTTATATATTGGTTTGTTGCTTCTCCAATGTCTGGTCATGTTCAATATGAATTAGAAGGTGATCCAAACTCAGGTATTTTAAAAGATTGGAGCTGTATAGATTGTGTTTTTGATGCGAATAGAAATAGCTTCCTTACTGGAGGTACACAAGACTATATCTGGAAAGATAAAATAATGAAGTACAGTCCTTCTACGACTGGCGTTGCTCCAGTTTTTGTAGATAATTTCATGTTTAAAACAGAGTTTAAAACTACGGTTAACGACCAAAGCGGAATTAATTTAAACGATCCTTTCTCCAGTGTCTTTGATGGCACAAGCAACAAGCATTATTATATTTTAACTATTAATGCACAAAATGCAAGAGATTTAGTTCCTGGTATGACTGCATATTTTTTTAATGATATTTCGCATGCTAATGCATTAAGTCTAACTCAACTTCCGGGTAGTCTTTCACAAGATATAGGTGTAACTCCAGTAACAAGAACTATTTTAGAGATAGATAAAAACGCAAACAATGAAATATGTGTTGTGTTTGATAAAGATTTAACTGAAGAGCATGATGGAGCTAACTTTGCTAGCGGCAACGCGCTTGTAGATTCCTCAGTTCATGGTTACAATTATATTGTGTTTACTAAAAAAAGACTTTTAAATTTTAACTGCGGAAATATAGTTACAGGTATAAACATATTGTATGATTTTTTACTATGGACAGATAATGACGCTGAACCTAAAAAACTACATGTGCCTAGAAGTATATTAGGTACTGATCCAAACGGCAAAAGAAGTACTAGGCTTATAGTAGAAGAAAGAGGAATATCAGGAGCAGATAATATATTGGTAAAAGAAGAAAACATATCTACAATAAAAAAATATCCTAAAAACAAACCTTTAGTAGAAGAAAAAATTGAATATCTTTTATCCGCAACAAGTGAGCATAATTTTGTTAACGGTTATCTTGACCCAAATACTGGTATTAATAATGTTACTATAAACGACCCTGGAGACGTGGTTGTTGTTGAGTTTGACAGCTTTGCAGGTGGTAATAGCTTTGTTGTTGGTGAGGAGTTAAGATTTTTAGAGCAAGGTGGAACTC